TTTCTTCACCAAGAATTGGGCCGTTTACGATTATGTTAGTTGTGTCCTTTATTAGTATATCACCACTAACTGTGAATGAAAATAAATCTTCATATATACTGATGTTTTGAACAAGATTTTTGATATCTAACTGAGCACCAGTAGTTGTTAAAAGTTTACACTCTTCTAATAAAAACTCACCAGCAAATTGCAATGACGATTTTGACATTCTTAGTTACCTTCTCGTAGAAGAAGTTCGTACTCCTTCACCATGTCCTCAATAAACTCTGGTTGGATTAATCTAATCTTTCTCTTCTCATCTTGTAAGAGTTGTTCGTGTGTATAGAAACTAATTGCAGTTGCAGACGGATAATCTGTAGTGTTCATACCAACATCAATCATAACAGTTGGGTCACCAGAAGTTTGTGCCACCTCATAGTGATGAATTGCAGCTGGATTTGGATACTTATCTTTAATATACTGTTCAAATCTTTGAACTGACATGGGCCACTCTGAATAATAATCTACAATATCGTTAGCAACAAGAATTGTCCAGTGTAACATTGGGTCATCATAATATTTGTGTGCAATCATCTCTGGCGTTTCACCATCTCTTACATCATAGTAATCAAAATTATATATGTCACCCTTTATGTCTGTGCGAATTTTAACTCTAGAGAAAATATCAGTCATTACTTTTTCGACACCATTACCTTTAGCATCATATTGTATTTTTGGAAACATTTTAAAGTAACTCATTTAGAATCCCTCACTAATACGTTCTCTGGTGATAACTTCAAGTTCTCTAAATGATAACTCAATGTTAGTTTCAACAGGTGCAGAACCAATTTCATCTGGTCTAAAGAACTGCACACGCTCACCACCATATGTTACATTACATGATGTAAGTACACAGGTTGATATTTTATTAAGATATTTATTTTGACCCTTTTGATTCATGTATTGTATATCAAATGTAGCAGGAACAATAAATGTTCTTGATGTGCTTACTGCTCCATCAAAACTTGGTGCCATGTAGAATCTAAACATATCTACAATTGTTTTTACATCCATTGATTCTTTACTAGATTTTGGCATCATTTTAAATGAAAAACTAAAATTTCTACGGTCAACACCCTCAAACAACATTTCCATTCTGTTGTTTGTCACCTTACCTCTCATAATATCCATTGATGCCTTTGTACCTTTAAATGCAACATCTGCTGCTGCTTTTAATGCCTCTGGTGCGGCCTCTTTGATACTTCCCTTTGCTGATTTGAAAATTTTACCAGCAGCGTCCATACCACCATCAGCACCCATTGCTGCTTTATAAGCATTGATACCAGCAGCTGCGAATGCACCAATTTCATGTTCACCATATTTTGATGAAGATGATGTTGACACCTGTGCAGGCATATACATTGCTATTGAACTTTTAAGTCTTTTTGTCGGTGCCCTTTGTACACTTAATGTACTACCTTGTGCATTACCAGAAGGAGCTTCAAATCCTGTTCCCAAACCAAAATCTATATTAGCATTGGATTGTTCATTAATAAAGAATTGGACATAGTGTGATGCTTCATTAGAACCCAAGTTTTCTGGATATACAACTGACTTACCTTCAAATGGGTCTGGAGCCAAAGATCTCATTTCTGTTGGCAATACTCCACCAGACCTTCTTGGCATTCCATCACCAAGGGAACTTATTCCACCCAAAGCACTATTAATTCTTTGGGTTGCTCTGTTGATGACTACATTCTTGATTTCGTTTAGAAATGACATACTAAATATCCTTGATACATATATTTATTTATATTTAGGTGACAAATGGCATACCGTGGAAGATACATACCATCACATCCCAAAAAGTATAAGGGAAACCCCGATAACATTATTTATCGGTCTTTGTGGGAACGAAAGTTTATGGTTTATTGTGATAATAATGATAAGATACAGGAATGGGGTTCAGAAGAATTCTTTATACCATACCGTTCACCTATAGATGGTCGTATACACCGATACTTCCCAGATTTCTATGTAAAAGTTAAAACACCAAATGGAAACAAGAAGTGGGTAGTTGAAGTCAAGCCAAAATCACAATGTTCACCCCCCAAAACCCCCAAACGAAAAACAAAGAAATATATCAACGAGGTAAAGACGTATGCAGTCAATGATGCAAAATGGGTCAATGCAAAAGCATGGTGCAAAGACAGAGGAATGGAGTTTATCATCTTAACCGAGGTTGAATTGATGATATAAATACTAGTATGGCAGAAGAAACTTATTTCGATCAAGTATCGAAACAGATAAAAACAGGTAACGAACCATTCAGATGGTATCGTAATAGAATCAAGGAACTTGGTACTCCAAGCGTTCCAGAACTTTTGCGTTCTGGAAAACTTAATGGTAAACCAGTGCGTGGCAACCTAAATATGTTTGTCTACTCCCCAAAGGGTTCAAGGACACTACCATATTATGATACATTTCCATTGATTATGTTACTAGAGACTTACAGTGATGGGTTCTTAGGATTGAACTTTCATTACTTACCATATGCTATGAGAGCAAGACTCTTAGATGCTGCTGGTCAAGATAGATTAAGTATCAGTGCAGTCAAGAGAAGTAAATTGACAAAACCAACGATTAAACGATACCTATATGGACAAACAAGGTCTATGTTTCGTAAAGTCGATACAGAGGATAATTTAACAGCAATCATGTTACCAGTACAAAGGTTCAAGAAAGCATCTGACCAAACTGTATGGTCTGACTCTAGGAAGATGGTCTAATGGCAAAATTTAACTTCTCAAATNTTTTNGGTGGAACGGTCTTTGGTGGACTNAATGCAATCTTAGCACATAGTGCATCTAGAGATGGTTATTCTAGACCATCACGTTATGAAGTAATTATAGGACTACCTCAAGGTGCTGGTGGTGATGAAGGTGCTGGACAAACTGCACAAGGACACAATGTTCAATCTTTGTTACAGGGTGAGACTGCAAGACGTATCTCATTTCGTTGCGAATCAATTTCAATGCCAGGCAGAAATCTTAGAACACAAATGAATAGTAATGTTTATGGCCCTGTACATGAAATAGTTCAAGGTCAAACATATGGTGCTGCTGTTAACGCATCATTCTATCTTGGTTCTGATATGGCAGAACGATACTTCTTTGAAGAGTGGCAAAAGATTACATACAATCCAGTTTCATATGATGTCAATTACTACAAAGAATATACTGGTAGTGTAGATATCTATGCATTAAACGAAAAAGATGAAAGACAATACGGCATTCGTCTAGAAGAAGCGTTTCCTAAAACTGTTGGGGAAATTGCTTTTGGTCATGCCAGTACGAATGCAATCAACAAAGTTTCTGTTGAGTTTTCATACCGTTATTGGAGAAACATTGCAACAGAAGAAGACAAACCGAATCTCGAAAGTACTCTACAAGACATCTTGAAGAATTCTATCGAAAAACAAATACAGACTAACTTACCAGCTGTTTTGAGGCGACTATTTTAATAATTAACAAGGAGAATATATTATGTCATTGCCACAGTTAAATAACCCAACTTTTGAGTTGGAACTACCGTCCACAGGAGACAAGGTGAAGTTTCGCCCGTTCTTGGTTAAAGAACAAAAGATACTAATGATGGCCCAAGAGGGGAACGATAATAAACAAATGGCACAAGCAGTCATTGATATTATTAGGTCGTGTTGTACTGGACTTACAGTTGACCCAGAAACATTACCAACATTCGATATAGAATATATGTTCTTACAACTTCGTGGTAAATCTGTTGGTGAATCTGTTGAACTAAACGTAACTTGTCAAGATGACAAGGAAACTAAAGTTCCTGTAACAATTAATCTTGATGAGATTAAGGTGGTTCAGACGGAAGGACACAGTGCTGATATTAAACTGAATGATACTATTGGTATGACAATGAGATATCCCACAATGAAACAAATTGCAAAGTTTGATGATAAAATGGGTGCAATGGAATTGAGTTTTAAAATTGTGAATGATTGTCTAGTAAACATCTATGATGATAAAGAGGTTTATGAGGATATGTCTAAAAAAGAGTTAGATGAATTTATCGAACAATTGAATACAGAACAGTTCGGAAAAGTCCAAGAATTCTTTACAACTATGCCTAAATTAAAGCATATAGTTAAAGTGACAAATCCTAATACTGGTGTTGAAAGTGAGATTGCACTTGAGGGGATGCAAAGTTTTTTAGTATAGCCCTTTCACACGACAGTCTCTATTCGTATTTCAAGACGAACTTCAGTATGATGCAACATTATAATTATAGTTTGAGTGAACTTGATAATATGATGCCATGGGAAAGGGAAATATATGTGAGTCTGTTATCAGAACACATTAAAGAAGAGAATGAGAGAATAAAAAGAGAGAGGAANAAGTAATGTCTGATAAGAAAACGGTTACCGTTGATGCAGAGGTACTAAAGAAAGATCGTAATGGTGATGGGCATATAACCCAAGAAGAAATGGAGATGGATTTGGAATTTAAAAGAAAAGAATTAGAAGATGCAGACGCTCGTAGAGATGCAATGAGGCAGATGGCATGGTTCGCCCTATTTGGGATGTTACTATATCCGTTTGCAGTTGTACTTTCTAACTGGATTGGACTTGACCAAGCTTCCACAATACTTGGTAGTATGGCGGCAACATATTTTGTCTCCGTTGCTGCTATTGTTATGGCTTTCTTTGGTGCAAACGCATATTCAGATAAAAAGAAATAAAGGTAAAATAAAATGGCAGAAGAAAGTTCAGCACAATCTACAAGTA